ACTAAGCTGTTTAATTTTTGAGATGATATCAGAGTATTGGTTGATCCTATAAAATCACATACGAATTCTTCTTGAAATTGTCGTTCTGAAGAATTTCGTATAGTTTCTTGTTTCCATTCTTCGTCTCGTAATGGACCTCCTGGGTATTTTGGAACCTCATTCCATGTAACTTCCATCGGAATATATTCGTTTTGTTTACTTTGAGCTCCTTTCCAAAAACGATAAAACATATTTAGGCCTTTTGGAGTAGAAATCATTATAACTCTGGTAGTTTGACCGGCAGTGATCGTAGGATAAACAGAGCTGAAGAATTCTTCTGCCACTGTAGTAGGAACGTGTGCGTATTCGTCTAAAAGAATAACATTATAAGATCCTCCACGAATTGCACTAGAAGAAGTAGCAGCTGCAATAATTCGAGATCCGTTTTCTAAAACAATAGAGTGCTTGTTCCATTCTCGAACTCCTTGTTGTAACCAAAGAGGCAAATATTCGTATGACAATTTCAACCGTGCAAGAATTTCTCTTGCAGTAGACTGTTTGTTTGCCAGAATGGCAATATTAACACTCTGATTAAATAAAATATAATGTAGTAAATAAGAGGCAACTGTTGTAGTTTTTCCACTCTGTCTGGGAAGTTTTGCTATAACAAATCTATTATTATGAATCATTTCGATCATTTTTTTCTGATATGGATACATATCAAAAGCAACAAGACCTTTATCAAGAGAAACTACTTTGATATATTTGGATACAAAATAACTAGGATCTTGGGCACAACGAACATATTCTTCTATTTGTTCTTTAGTGAATTCAATGCGTTGGCCTTCTGGTTTAAGATTCGTGTTTCCCAGATATCCAGGCTTTTTCATTCTTTATCCTCTTCTTCAAAAACTTTTAACGGACTTCTTTCTCTGTTAATTAAATTTTGAAGATCACTAGTAGATCCGACATATATTGAATTGTTTGTTGTATTTTTAACTGTAATCTTTTTGGATTCCGTATTTGACATTTTCTCGTGTATATCCATCAGATCTTTATTCATTTCACTTAAAGTTTTGATCATATTAGATAATACTTCATATGCTCTCGGAGAATCAGATTCTGTTGCCACCTTTAATATTCCGTCTAATGCAGTCATTCCAGTATCAATCAGAGAAGAAATATTACTTCGCGCAGAATTAAAATCTCCTGTTAAATCTGTAGACTCTTTTTCTGCAACAGGTTTAACTATTGAAGTAGTTTCTTCTGGTGTAAATTCAATATTCAGTGCATCTGATATTTTTTCATTACTAGATTTCATGGATCTCCTTCGGGAGACCAAATAATACTTGACGGACCAATATCAGCGTCTCCGGTATATCCAATATCTAAAATAAAATCATTTCCAGTTAAGCCATCAAACAAATTAATGTCACTAGTTTCAATAACAGCAGTAGTATTAGTTTTTATGGGTGAGTAAATGTAACCTTTCATATTAAACTGTAACACAGAAACTATTGATCTACGCTGATCGAATGATCCTTCATAATCTTCGTTAATATCTATGTCCATTAGAACAATAGGAACATCTACTCGTTGATACAGTTCATTCATATTCATGGTAACAGTAAAGTCTGGAGTAAAATATGGAGCAATTTGTTCAATTACTTGTAAATTGTGTTGCATACTTCTAGAAAACACATACAGAGCAAATGTAAAATTATATGGAGATTCTGAAAAGGCTTGTTTTCGAACATTATTAATAATTTTTGTTTTCTTTTGTAGTTTGTTCAATCTTCGTCCAGGATCATACTGAATGTTTATTAGCTCAAATCCCATTCTCGGTAAATCCATTTGAATATGGGTTTTATCTGTTAGACCACTTTCGTTTATAATTATTTGAATAAATTTTTCTTTTGGACCAAATGATATTGGAACTCTTCTTTTTTCTGTTTGGCCATTTCTTTCAGTCATGGTATAAACAGAACTAAACAACGAACCGAATGCAATAACATGCTTTTTAATAATATCGTCAAACCCGCTTTCTAAAATCTGATTAAACATTAATAATTTCCTTCAGAAAACGGATCAATATCAGTAAAATCAAAAATGGTCATTGTAGACTGTTTCAAATCATTATTATCGTTTACATTTTTACCGGTAAACGGATCTGTTGGAATTATTCTGTCACTGGATGTTCCTGCTACTCGGAAGTAATATTCTGCACCTGATACACTTCCCTTAACGGTTTGAGTTTGACTATAAGAGAAGGCACCACTAATTCCAGACAGATACAGTGCGTTCATTGTCGTGCCGTGAATAATATCTACTACTGTAGCAGTTGCTGTTGCATTTGCTAAAGTAGAACCGGGCCCGGTTACTCCTAATACTTGAAATACTAATTCGCCGTCTCTAATTTCATTTGATCCAGTAATAGGACTTCCGTGAATATACGATATAATGGCAGGAGTTTTTCTTTCTGTTTCTATGACATCTACATCGGTAACTCCAACATCGATGGTTTCTCCGTCGTATGTGAACAGTTCCAGAGTAAGAGCATATGTAGTTAATCCGCCTAATTGATAAAATGGAAATTCGTCTTCTACATAATTGATTTCAAACAAAGACTTGGAAAGAGGAAGATATATTAAATCTCCAGCACGAGGCTTGAGTATCTCTGTTCTTTTAAGTTTTATTTCTTCTTCGAATCTGGTTTTAGATAATAGTATAGTACAACGATCTGTTATTTGTACACCAAATTTTGCAATAACGTCTCGGTTTCCTTGAAATCGATCCACGTCTACCAGATAGGCCTCTATCGGATATCCTTGGGTAAATTTTGCTTCCGGATCTTCTCCGAATATGTTGTCTATATTCAAATAATCTCTAGGAATATACAGAACATCTCGACCCATTGCACGAATAGTTTCAACAGTCAATTCATTGATGAGTTTTTGTTCTCGATCAGAATCGTATGATCTGAAATACGGATTTGTCGCCATACATTATCCTATGAAAAAGTCAGAAGGTAGTTCGTGTGTTCCTCTTATCTCGTTTTCGATCAATTCTATTTCTTGTACTGCCTCTTGTTGAATTGCAGCGCCTCGAGTAGTGATTCCACCAGGCAATTGAACTCCATCAAATTTTGACATATTTGCTCCCCACTGTCGTTTAATTAGGGCAGTAACATATTTTTTCAATAATCTGTCATCGTATATTTCATTGTATTTGTTTGGATCTAGTGCAGCATATGCCTCAATAACCATAACTGCACCTGCTGACAATTCTTCCATGGATCCGTCAATATAAATTCTGTTTTTAACTTTACTGAATCTTATAGATTTTTCTGGAGCAAAAAATTGTTCAACTAAATTAATATATCGTTTTGTTGCACTGTATTGAGGAAGACCAAGTGAGGATTGAGAGGCCAATCCTCTATTGATACCAAAATAATCTGTTAGGGCAAGTTGATATCTGATATCAAACATATTAATATTAGAAAAATTACTAAAACGAAACAACTTTACAACACTTACTATAGTTGTTCCGTCAGGTCCGTCTCCTGTTATGCCGGTAGGATTAGATAAGGTTTCTGTATCAATATATCGTTTTTGTATATTATCTTCGGTCATGGTATGACGAAAATACACTTTTTCTACTCCATCAAAGTGTCGTTCTGCAAATAATTCTAGTGCGTCGTCTACGCGATCCAGACATTGTTCGTGATCTACGTTGATGTCTATTACAGGATGACCTAATGCCCGAAGCGCGTATTTAATAATTTTATCTTTTGAGTTAATATTTCCCATTATTGCTCCATTTTATTTATAAGGAGCTGGGCCTTCACTTGAAAATATTTAACTCTTGGGATCTTCTGGCATGGTTACTGGAACCGAGTTTAATTCTTCAAATTTCATCTTTTCGATATAGGCTCGACGAGTAACTGGTGCAACAGATTCTTCTGGTGCAGATTCTTTATAATTAGAAAATCCAGGCATTTGAAGAGGACAGGCAAGTTTTGGATAATCTAGTTTACTGTATTCGTCTGCAGTGCCGTTTAACCAAGTAAGAGGCTTATCTCCACAACCACATCCTCCACAAAAGAATTTTCCTGGTGTCGCACTTGTTTGTAGGTATTCACAAGCAGGCAATACTCCACCCGATTCTCTATTTCCAAAACAACTCAATACTCGTAATTGTTTTAGGGGAATGTTTACTTTTTCTTCACTAAGTCCTTTTGATGCTATTGCACTAATAAAACTTGTTGCCATTCCAAATCCTTTTGCAATTGGATTTGAAGGCGTCACTTCTCGTTTTTTAAATTCTTCATCCATATTATAACCTTTTTGTTTTACCCAAACAGGAACACTACGGGTATTTATATCAGAAACGGGTTCAATCAAATGTTCGATTGTAATTTCTTTTACTGCCTTTTTTGACGGACAATCCGAGCCGGTGCAGGATTTTTCAGAGTTTTTATTTTTATTACAACCACATCCCATATTAAGTTATTGGTATAGATCTTATAAGAAACTGAAGAGTATGAATATAAAAATTCACATATACTATTTTTCTTTTTTCAAAATCAAAAGAATAAAAACTTTTTTTATTAATATTATCTAATTCTGGATATGCCCTTGTGTTTAAGGAAAATACAGTAGACGAACGAACTACTTTTGTTTTTTCAAATATAGAATTTATAGGTGCCCTTAATTTAGGATTTGATATGTATTGGTTATGAATAAATATCAATTCTCCAATAGACGGATAATACCAATCTCGAAAAAAAGATTCTACTCCAAACATAAAATTAGTGTCTACATTAACTGGAGGACCAAATTTAGGTCCGGCAAAACTATTATATTTACCGTTAAAAAAAGAGGTGTCATCTGACAGAGATTTAAGTCCATTGGACTTTTCGTTTACTTCGACTGGTTTATTGGCGTAAAATGGTTTCGGATACAAAAATATTGCATAAGAATTCGAATCAGAACTAGATGAAGTGTTTATTCCATTAGAAACTGTTATTGTATTGGGAGTATATATTCCAACAAAAACAGAGTCGTATTTATTATCTCCAGGTTTTATATCAGAGAAAGAACTTATAGACTGTGCAATTGCATTCCAATTTCCACCAGAATCTTTAATAGAATTGAACATGTTATCAGCTTGACAATCTTTGCCTGAAACAAAAACCCCATCACAATTTTTAGAAAGTGTAACAGAACATTCAATTGATCTGTTTGTGTCTGTTTCTACAGTTTTATAACACGATCCCCATTTTAGGCCACTTTCTTGTAAAACTGAAATTTCTTTTGAAGTTAATGTCATTGATTTTTCCTTGGATCTTTATCCGAGCAAGTTTCCCATTGAGTATAGTCTAGCAAAAAACCAGTAACTGGATTAAAAATTTCTTTAGTAAACGGAAAATATTGACCACCTGTTGCAAAACAAGAATGATATCCTAATTCTCCTGTTCCTCCGATTCTAGTAATTCCTTTACAACACAGACCCTGATTTAAGAGTAAACTGTAATCTACTGCCTCTCCTAATCTGCTTCTAAATTGCGTCATAAGTAGACCTCAAATGTAATATCTCCTATATTTATTTGAGAAAATTCTTTTATACCTTTTGAATTGGGCGGTAACTGAGTGGAACCCATCGGAGTTTCTATATTGCTACACAGCATATCAGCACAGCAACCTGCTGAGGTTTCCGATCCGCACACTACTTCAGTGACAAATGCACATCCTAATTCTGGTCCTACGTCGCAGCCGGCGACACATTGACAACAGGGACACAAAGTGCCAGGCGGTGGCGGCGGTGGCGGTGGCGGTGGCGGCGGAGGCGGCGGTGGCGGCGGTGGCGGTGGCGGTGGCGGTGGCGGCGGAGGCGGCGGTGACACGCAAGTATTCAATGTACAAACACTTCCTTGACCTTTCCATGTTCCATTTATATCAGCACACTCTTTTGATGTTCTTTCTACACAATTATTTGAAGAACAACATGCTCCGTATTGATCTGCACATGCATTACATTGAATATTAACATTCCATAAACTATAATTTGAAGTCTCACATCCTGCAATAATCCATAATCTTAATTGTTTATACCAAGCACTATTAGAGACGAGTTCTATATCATCTGGATCGATTGTTATTGTAGTAGATTTTGAAATAATGCCTGTGTCAACACATTCAGTGTCGTATATAATAGAATCATTAATTTTTACACCATTCGAATTAGTATCGCTATAATATGCAGGATGTCTTTCTGACTGTTTTGCAAATTGAGGATATTGTGTAGTAGTGTAATTAGTAGCAACAGGTCCTTGTAGTTTACTTTTTATAGCAAGATTTGAATCATTAGTTTTGGTGATAATTAAACGATCTTTTGCAGTGAATGTTTTATAAGTTAAACAGATTTCTTCTGATCCAGTGAAGTCTAACTCTCTTAAATCTATTTTATATTCGTTAAATACAATCTGATTTCCTGAAAAAGTTATTCCTACATAGTTACATCCAAACCCCGCAGTAGCTCCAGGATCTTCAAAACAATCACAGTTAACATCTTCACACGATTCTCCTATTCCCGTATACAATCCACCTTGCAATATACAGTTTCTCCAGGATAAAGGTTCGCATTGTGTTTTTGATTTACAACATGCACCTATAGAATTGGCAAGTGGTTCGCACGGAAATGGTATTGAACACGGCCATGGGTTCCATTGACCATTCAACAAATCACATTCAGATTCTGTATGCCGATCCATACAAGTCAATCCTATACAACAACTTCCTATTGTTGGAAAACAAGGATCCCAACAAGTGAATGCGTTGCAACCAGAACCTCCAGTTTGTTGTGTGCTCCAAAATCTACCGCCGTATTTGTTACACAAGAACTGAGATACTCCGTCTCGACAAACTCCATTTGCACAACAAGATCCTTCGTTGTATGTGTTTCCTTCTTGAGCACACGCAGTTAAACAAAATATTCCATTTTGTTTTTCACATTCCCATCGAGTAACATAGTTTTCACATGTTGTTCCAACAGTACAAGATCCTATATCCCAACTAGAATGACAAGTAGAAGTAGTGGATCTGAATCCTTTTCCAAAAATATTTGCCAACCATGTTTTTCCTGCATCTATTGATGTTAAATTGATAATATTTTCACCACAAGAAAGAGTATTATTATTTTTAGGAAATACTATATTTGTAGGAAATTGAAAAACATAATCGTTTTCTAAAATTAAAGTTGTACTGTAAACTGTTCCAGGATGCCATCCTGTTGTTCCTGTAAATCCTGTTATTATCGCCGGAGTATGAATATAAAATACTCCAGCTTCTGTTAAATCTAATGTTATTCCTACTGGACTTGAAATAGGAATTGTTTTTATTTTAGATTTCGAAAGAGTTCTACTGTTTAAACTAAAATACGCATCTTTAGTTGTTCCACTTGGTTGAGAAACATAACCTAATGTAAATCCGTTGTCTAATGTTATTCCCCTCGTTTGTGAATGAGAAATCCAATACAATAACTCGTTTTGACCAAATCCACTAGAACCAGCAGATATTTGAGTTGTGTCTATGTATATGTAATTAGAGTCCGAGCCTACAGTTAATCCTGATCCGGATATTCCAAAAGAACGGAAAACAAAAGTGCCACCGGAAATTCCTGTAAATAAAGAAAGATTTCCGGTTGTTGCGCCGATTACCCCACTACTGTCAGAATAACTGGTTCCATGATATTCGCCAATATAAAACGTTGATCCTGCCAAACTACCAACATTGATATTAAATTGTTTTTGATTATTATCACGAATTTTAACGGGCCATGAGAGAGTATCAAAATAGAATAAAGCTTCCCATGCTTTATAATAGTCGTATGTACTACCCCAACCTTCATTACCAAATAGTTTTTGAAAAGATGATCCTGCTCCTCCACCAATATCAAATTGCAAAGAATCTAACCATGTTCCTTTGGATCCAGTTGCTTCATTGCACCCTGTCGCATTTATTCCTGTATTTCCTGTTGGGCCTATAGGACCTTCTGGGCCACTAGGACCTGTAAATCCTCTTACTGATATTGAACTAGATCCGATGATACTCATTGCATTATTTAGATTACTTTATATTAATTAACTGGGACAATTATCGCAAGTTTGATTAAAGCCTAAGAATATTCCATTTAAATTTTTGCACTCTTGTGGAGTCTTATATCCACATCCGGAAGGATATTGACAACAAGGACCTATAAAATAATCACAACAATCTGTTCCGCTGCCACCACCACCACCACCACCACCATCATCACACGGATTTGAGGTACAGGATGTGTTCTCTCCCTTAAAAACACCACCAGCACTTTGACATTGAAGAAGCGTTTTGATACTACAACCAGTTCCCTGGCAACACGCACCAGTGGGATTTGGATTAGAACCAGTTTGTTTAATTGTTATTATTTTAGTAATATTGTTTTGTCTTACCGTGATATCGCCTTGTCTAAACTGTCCATTTGAATTATCCTGTACAGTGACTGTTATTGAATTAACAGTTCCCTGGTCAGGATTTATACTGAACCAGTCGACATCTTTTTGGGCTGTCCAATTACACAAAAGAGTTTCATTGTGTATAGTAACGGATCGAGATTGTTGAGTATTACTGAAGTTTTCTGTTATTGGTGTGTTGTTTATTTGTTTACAGGACGGACACAGACTGGAACATGTACCCTGAGCCCATTCTCCTCCAGACAAACAACACTGAGTCTTTGGAACACTTTCTTTACATGCTCCATTTGTTTTACAACAACCAGTAGTTCCATCGTATTTGCACGTATCACAATTATACGGCTTTTTATCATTGTAAACATTATCAATTCGTCTATTTTTATTCCCTGAATAGCAAAGATTGTGAGAGGCTATGACAGGATATTTTGGAGTCCACGAAGGTAACCAATAATTTCTTAACCAATATGGAATACTAGGCCATTGTTGAGTATATGGATTAAATCCATCCGAAGACGAAAAATCAGAATACGGAGAACCTAATACAACTGTCTCACTAGGAGTTGTTAGCCAATCTTCTATCAAGAATGGATAAGTATTTCCTTCTGTTATGGCATATATTTCACTTTGAAAATAATCGTAACCAGAAGGATAACTAAATCTTCTATTGAAATTTCTATTTGTTTTATTTTGTTCTGATGTATAATGTACCGGTATTGGATCTCCTATTGTTGCATTATAATCAGAACGGAAAATAAAAGCTCCAGATGATCTATATGGAGATATTGTTTTTGCTAATGTGTTATAGGTATTTGCAATTAAATTATTATTTTTTGATTCATACCAGGAGACATACGGTAAAGACTTCATATAAAATATTGATTGATCTGGAGACCTACCCCATCCAGCCACTTGACACGGACTCCAAGTAATATCTATTGGATTATTACAATGAGCGTAGTTTTCCGTCTTTTGTTCAAGATCATCTCCTGAGAATAACGCTTCAACTGCTCCTATTCTAATCGGTGTGTCATTACATTTACAACATGGGGCCATTATATTATTTATCCTATTGGTTGAACTATTATTGGAATCCCCGGATCAGGATTCCAGCAGAATCCTTTAACTGTTAGATCGTTAGGGTTTGGTCCAAAGCTCAGCGCTACGTAAGCGTAATGTGGGGTTCGATAATTTCCTCCCCAGACGTTGAAACCTATCTGCACTGGCTGAAGTCTGACTCCATAGTAACCTGTATTAACTCCTGCTGGCCACTGACCGGGTATATTTCCAATCGTGCATTGCTGCCGAACCCGACCGCTTGGCCCACCGAACATTCCCCAACATTGTTCGTTCTCTTCATTACAATTAAAGGAACATACTGGTCCTTCACAATTCGCGTTGTACCACTTGTTGACTGTAGTCTGGTCATTACGATATTCACCGACCTGGGTACCGACAGGGAGGTTGGTGCGGTTCCATACAGAATACCCGCAGCAGTTCTCTGGTTCGCCTGATGGTTGACATCCATATGGTTGACAACATGGGAAAACCTCATCGGGGCCTGTTACCCCTGGGGTTTTCATGTGGCCGTGCAGCCCCGCAAGCACCCCGGGGTCGATCGCTGACGGGGCATTGCCCCTAGATTGGCTCAAAACAAATTGACTCACATACTTAAACGCTGGGGGGAATTGTTGTCCCGTGATCGGGGAGGGGGGACATCCGATTGTCACACCAACAGCTAATTGATTGTAGACGGAGGTATTAGCGTTCACACCAGCTACGCTATTAGCATTGAAGATCAGACCGTTGGGTATATCAATGTGAGTTCTTAGACCTGTAAAGTATTGATCAACAAAACTGCCTGTGGGGGGGACTGGATGATTGCATTCTTTGCATATGATCTCGCATATTGGAATCTCAGGCAACTCATAACATTTTTCTTGACATGGAGTTTCCATACAAACTTTCCAGACTCCTGGTTGCACTTGCGCGTCGTCGAAAAAAACTACCATCACGGGGTCATCTCCGTGTGCCCCCTCTACTTTTATTATAAAATTATCGGCTAATATTGGAGCAGCGCCTTCTTTTTGTAATGATACTTTATTGATTCCTAACTTTTTCGAAATATTCGTTCCACTGATTATTAGCTGTTGAAACACATTATTTTCGTTAGAGGTAGGAGATGCACATATCCATGGTCTTTGCACCTTTCCTGTAAGAGCGGGCTCACCATGTCCATCGAAATAATAATAATACCAAGTTGCACCATGCATCTCAGTAGAGTTCAAAGTGAGTGGAGTATAAGCACTTGGAATAATAAAATCTTTACAAGGTGGGTTTATTAATTTAATATCTACCGGTATATCTTGATCTTCAACGTCAAATTGAAGTGGTGTTTTTACCGTTAAAATTTGGTTCTCGTAATCCTCAGAATCAGCAACACCCACAATAGTACCGGGCTTATTACTAAAATATACATTTGTTACTCTATCAAGATTTTTACCTTTAATTTTAACAATAGTTGCAGTATCCGAACACCAAGGTCCTTCTGGTGGGAATGCCTTGTAATTCGTTGGTGGACCCGTAAAGGGTACTACGTCTAAACAGTCATGCCATGGCAAAAAATCACCCTCATATAATTTAACAAATTTTTTAGTAATTTGATCTAAACGATCCGTCCAAGACAATACTGCATTCAACGTATTGGCATCGATCCAATCCCAACTGGCAGATTCAGCATCATTATCAAATGTTTTTGCATGAGCCAATGCGTCTAAGACGTAAACATAAGGCATATCAGGTCTACCGTCTGTTTTTGTGTTCCATATAGGATGATTAGAATCACCAAATTCTATTTCCTCTTTGAAACATGAAGTAAATCCTGATAGAGAAGAAGTCATACATGCCAATGGATTGATAATATAATTATTTTCTGTTTGTCCACCGCTGCCGGATCCACCGCCGTCGAGTCCACCGCCACCACTCTCAACCGGCGGATTACAAAATCTACAAACGTCGTTATCGTAATCTGGTATTTTAACGTGACTTCCATTCTCCAAAGTAAATCCGTAATAGTGTATAGTATCCATCTCGTTAAATGTTAATAAACGAGTTCGCACATCCTCTTTAACAGGATCTAAGATAGAATGTGGTGTAACTGTATCAGTATTTATCAATGGCACAGTTCTATACTCATTTGTGGTGGATATCATGAATAACCATCGTGCCTGTTCTCTTCTATTTTCCCATACTTGTCTTCCAACTTCATGAATCTGTGAATCACTAATTTTAAGTAAGTCTTCATCGTATTGTGGTTCGTAGTGAGCAAGAGTAACTAAAGCAAAATCACTACTTAACGAGACTTGTTTATAATACAAGGAAGTTGGTACTTGATTAGAATCACACTCCTCCATAAAAGTTTGTCCCATAAATCCAGACCATTCTCTGCCGTCACATTGCTGGTTAGTATATGTAAACCCTTCACAATTTGTATATCCTCTGGTAAATGCCTCAGGGTACAATTGATGTGCGAATTTCCACAGTATTAAATCTGGACGAATACCGTATGCCTGTTTTTGTGCAGTTCCTCCGTTTAATTGCCATGTTATTCCGTTTAATTCAGAAGAAGGATCGTCTTTCAAATAGTATAAATTCATTCCAAAACTTCTGTACGGATTTTTCTTTGTGTTTGACCATAAAGTGGCAAATACATCACCTGCTGTTGTCGACGCACTAGAAATATAATACGGAATATTGAATTCGTTAAAAGAAAATGGAGATTTATAATTTCTTGCAGATATTCTTATTTTTTTATCATCTCGTAATAATCCGTTATCATATACAATCTGACCGTTAATTGGCCAAAAAAATAAACTAGAATAATCCGGTTCGTTTAGTCCAGTGCTACCTTTGAACGTGTATTCATCAATCAGATTGTCCATAAGATTAGCTGCATTAGAATGAATAATAGTACCGTACTTCGAACCAACAGCAACCTGTAAATAGTCACCAGGTGCTGAAACACTATTAGGATCTTGCCATTCTAATATTATTCGCTTGTTTGGCTGGTTTTCCACACCCACTGCGCTTGGATATAATACCGTATCCGGTTCCTGAACAATGCCGAGGCCTCGATTATTTACAACATACCATCCATCTGGTCCTAATGATCGTATTGGGTTAGATCCAATATTTTTATTAAATAAATTTGGTTCACCTAACCATGCTTGTTTGGGCACTATTTGAGAGTTATCTCCATCACTAATTAAGTTAGGAGAAAAAAGATCAGCAAGATTCCATCCTCCTAATTGAACAGTAATTGTGTCGTCACATGGAGGCGGAGGTCCAAGTTTCACAGCCCATTTATAAGGTAAATCAGAACATTTTTGAGGACACTTTATAAATACCGTAGACGGATCAGGACCTGGACATTCTCCTGGACACCATGGTACCAGTGTACCTGGCATAAAAGGATATACTTCTTTTACGTTTGCTTGTGGCTCATCTTCTAAATCCGGAGAAACATAATGATATAAATCTCCAGGAGGTCCTGATACTCCTATGGGAGGAATATAGTTAAAGGTATTTCCTCCTCCTCCTCCAGCAACACACGGAAAGCACATCTCGCACGATTCCCACCAATACGGACAAAAACCCCCACATTGTACGGTATCATCTCCACAACACCTGCCGAAATGCATGGAACAAGGATCCCCAGGCACAGGTGGCGGTGGCGGTCCACCACCAGCGCATGCTAAAACATCTTGAACGGTACACAAATTACATGGACAGGGTACACCATTTCCCTCTAATATTTTACACAAGCATGCTAGAAGACTGTGTGGAAATGCATCAGGCCCTACGATTGATCCATAACAGTAACCATGAACTTCAGGACCGCCTATACCCATTTTAACAAGTCTCCCCGAACCAGACAGCTCCTGGATAATTTAACAAACAATTGTATTCTGATTCTGGAATACAACGACCCTTAAAACAACATTTTCCAATCAAACAACTAAAACACATATCAGGAAGATCCGAACATCTGTTTAATATTCCCTCGTATATGTTGCATTTGACGTTTCCTACAACTCCCATCCATTCAAGACACTCTACAGGCCAGGTATTTATACAAGTTATTCCATTTGTATCGTAATCGTACAGACAACAAGCTGTCTGAAATTCTAATAATTCATCTCTTTCTTTACACGGTTCATCGTCCCATGTTCCACCAATAGAGTCACAATACGTTTTAGAAACAAAGTCTACACATTTTTTACGAGGATCCGGTATACTGGCAATAAAACAAGATCCCATCGTAGGACCAGAACCCGTAATTAAATTTGCAGTTTTTCCTGGACTGTAATCTTGAAGCAAAAACGGAATTCTTAGATTTTTATTATCTCCTACTATATTTAATACTGGTTGTATAGATTTAGTGATACCTTCTGTTCCTAATTGGTTCACTAATGTAATTGCATTTGCGTAGGATGAACCCACTGGGGCCCCAGTGTTTCCCATCAAAACAGAATTAGGAATAAAAGTATCAAGTGAGTTTGTCACGCCTCCCGTTGCGGTAATCCAATTATCGTTGTAATAAGTGGAACCGTCCCAACCAAACGGATAAATTTCTCTTGTATTTTTAGAAGTATAACTAAGTAGTCCAAGATTTTTATTCCATTGAGCACCAGATGTTCCTCTAAGAACAAGTTTATCATTTTCTGAAGTATCAACAAATACCAATTGACCTGGCAACCCTGATCCAGATAATTCGTCTATTACTTCATTCAAAGATAATATTATGCCACCAGAAGTCTCAGTTGCATTTATACCAGTCAAAGTTATTCCGTAAAATTCTGGATAACTATTCGCTTCTAATTGAGTAGGAGAAGCTGCCTGATACTCACGAGTGGCTTTAGAATATTCTTCTGGTGTGCTTGTTTTAAATATAAGTTGACCGTTTGTTGTTGTTCCCTTTAACGTATAGTATGAATCATTTATGAAGGGTGCTCCATTTGCTGGAACAATTAACTTTGCAGCGGTTCCACCGTGTACTACTGCTAAAGTAAATCCATCGTTAAAATTTAAGATGAATAAATACTTTTGCTCATGCAAAAGATACTCAGATTGGAATCCAAAAGTTCCACCAGATATTTGTCTTCCCGTGACACCAGGAAAACATAAACCGTCTGGTCCAGTAGGTCCAGTAGGTCCAGTAGGTCCAGTAGGTCCAATTGGACCTAGATCTCCTCGAACTTCTAGTCGTATTCGTGCAGATGAACTTCCTTTATTAATACTCATTCTGGATTAATCTCCCAAAGACTAGAGTATTTAGTTTTAATTAAAGTTTTTCCATCACATCGTATCATTCGAATTGGTCTAATTTTTGCTGTTTCTAGACGATTGATTTTTTTGAATTTACGATTAGAAAAATTACCAATCCATGCTTGACTTCCACCAGATATTGTAGACCCAGACCAAATTCCTTCTGTGGGATAATTAAATGCACCAGTTGAAGTCCAATATGAATCCGTTAATGGTGTCACTCCAGCGGAAACAAGAATTTCATTGAATGAATGATTTTGTGTTTGATTCATGATGTAAGCTAGTTCGTTATGACTAGGAATAAACCATGGACTTACATTTACTTTATTTGAAACTCTAGATACGCCTTTTGCTAAAAGTTCTGTTAATAAAACTCCAGAGAAAAATCCAGGACGAGTAAATAAATCTTCCATTGATTTATAAAGATTGTTTATTTCTATAATTGCCTCGGCAGCACTAGTCATACTGGAATTCCATTGAGAAGAATTTGCATACAAAGACTTACTTAATCCTTGATGATTTATTCCGTATTTACTAAACAAATAGGCATTAACTGATCTAACAGTATTGTATATGCCCCAATCAGAAGACCATCTTCCGTTTATTCCTTGAGTTGCCTTTTGTATTGCTCGTCTGAAAGGATTGTCTCCGTCTTCTCTTTTTTGACAAAACAAATTATGATTATTTGATATAATTTCAGAATTTTCATCATCTGTTAAACTAGAATTTTTTATGTATCCTTCATTAAAAGAAATTAAATCTGTTGCATTATTTTCTAATATTTTTCCTATTTCATTGTATAAAGGACCCCAATCGTTTCCTCCTCTGCTCCAAGTAAAACGAGTGCTGTCTTTTGAAGTCGTAAGATCACTTGGCGCAAGTATCATTAAATAAGAATCATTAGAGTCGCAAACATTTGAATAATCTATACCGTATCCGTTTCCGTCAATTCGTCCAGTATAAAGTTCAGAATTTGTTTCATTAATAGAACTCAAAGACAAATCTGTTTTAGGACCAAAGTAAGGATGTCCTAAACAACGAGATTTCCCCGGATTATATACTCCTACAACAATACCTCCTGCATAATTATCTCCTGGTCTGAGTCGTTCTTGATATATGCTGTTAAAACAATCTAATGCACCGTTGTCGCATTCAAATTCCGCACAAGTTTTAGATTTTCCAAAATATATATTTTTCTTTTCAAGACAATAACTACCAGTTATCCCGTTTTCACAACTTATTCCATCACAACACGCTCCAGTACCTCCATAACACAAACCAGTTTCACATAAAGTTCCGTTTCCTTGATAATATCTTTTTAGTAATTCACAATCTGATTTAGTAGTTTCTTTGCATAGTCCGTTTCCATCACAACATGCTCCTTTTTGTTCTACGGTTCGGAATGTGCAACGAGTATTACGACACAACACATTAGACCAAGAAGACTGATATCTAAATTGAGTAGCTAGTGCGTTACATTGAGATAAAGTAGTATCTTGACAGGGCAAAACTTGTTTTAGTTGAGGATCGTACAAACAACACGATCCAATTTCTTGATTTATTTGACCACAAGTTACTCCAGCTCGAAATACACTTCCTAGTTTTCCGTATCTGACAGCACAAGTATACGCATCGGTATTAATGCATCTTTCTCCTGTACTACCTTTCCAGATACAGGCTCCTTGTGTATTAGATTGTATGTTAGAAAATAGACTCATGACATGTTATTTATCATACTATTTCTTGAACTGTTATTGAAACATTTGGTGTAGGATTCCAACAGTATCCAACAATTTCTCGGTCGGTGGCATTTGCACCGATTCGCATCGCTACATAACCGTAGTGGGTCGTATTTGTCGCCTCGTTTTTGAACTTGACTCCGAAGTAGCCAATGGAGTTTGCTGTCCACTGGCCAACCGAAGTTCCAATGGCGGCGGCGGAGCTGATGTAGAAGAATGCCGAGGGGCCGACCACGGTACCGAGCGCGAGATTGGTGCGGAAGGTGCTTGTGCCTGCGTTAGGGTTTCGCATGATCCCTGTGCCAGCTCCTGCCAGCAGAGCCACACTGGTATCGCTCGTGCCGTAGGGATTGACATCCCACCCAGGAATGCTATTCGCCGGCGCGTTTTCGATCTCACTCGTGACGAAGTTGATGACAGTGCCCTGGAAACTCACGGGCACCCGGTGGTTCAGTATGCCACTGCATATCGAATAACAATCTGAAATATCAGATAACTGATAATATTGACTATGGCATGGAGTTTCTACATAAACTTTCCATGATCCTGATTGTACAGGAGTGTTGAATTGAGCTGTTATCAGATTTGACGTGTCGATGATAAACGATGTAGCAATTATTGAATTACCACCTATCTTCTGCAATGATACTCTGTGTATTCCTTGATCTGTAAAATTGTTTCCGGCAATATTTAATTGTCCAAAATTTCCTGAACCAACACATATTGTATTTTGCCATGTTGCACTAGTTATGGTGTAATTTGCACTGCGTGGAGTATATCGAGCATTTAAGGTTGTATCAGTACATCCGGGTTTTATTACTGTAACCGTTAATGGCAGATCCCATGTCGTAAGAGGGAATTGAACTGGTGTTATAGCTGTCAAAGACTTTCCATTAGTATGGACACTAATGTTAGTGGCAGAAAGACTAGGATCATTATTAAATATAATTTTATTTATTTCTTGGAAATTCAAACCAGTAATTGTAAAATTAACTCCAGTTGATGAACAAGCTGGTCCATTATTTGGTGCAATTGCATTAGGTTGTGGGCATGGAGTTGTATAAGTGTAGGCATTGCCTAACACATTAGACTGTTGATATGCGTTCTTGACTTGGACGCTTCGCGTTCCAGGCGAACTCGAACCAGGAACTATTGCAGTTACTGTGGTAGAATTTAAAACATCGACAGTGTCACAATTTACTCCTCCTATCAAGACTTGATTTACTCCTTCATTTTGAGTAAAGTCCTGTCCTGTTATTGTTATCGTATTTCCGCCACCCATAGGTCCCTCATTAGGACTAACTGAAGTGATCTGCAGAGGAGTTTGACTTGAAGTAAAAGTAAAATAATCGTCAGAGTCGTCGCCTTGATTATCATGTCTCTTAAACGTTAAATCGCATAGTCCTATATCAGAAACTGAAACCATAGGACTGATAAATTTTAATTGATTTCTAGTAGAGTCAGAATTACATTGAACTTCGATTTGAGGCTGGGTACTAAAGACAACACGACTTTGATTTGAAGAATTTTTAAGATACCATCCGTTAGCCTGAATAACACATCCTCCTGTATAAACACAAGATGTTGGTGAAATATCATGGAATCCGTTAATTATTTTAAGTAATGGAGGAGGCAATGTATAGGTAAAGGTTCTAGTAACTGATGTTGCACCAGTTCTATTGACTGTTAATGACAGCGGACCTTCAAATCCATCTGTTTGCACTGGAACATCGATAGTTATGCTACCAGAAGATTGATTTGTTATAACACAATCCTTATTTCCTATTTTAACAGTGCAATCATCTAAATTAGATCCTGTTATCGTAACACTAGTTGCTGGACGATCAGATTGACCACCATAATCTGGTTTACCCCATCCATTATCAGGATTAACACTGGTTATGGTTGGTTGAGGAACTGTATATGTAAATAGTATACTAGCAGAACCGGTTTGGGTGGTGACTACTATCGGTTGATTTCCGGCTGTACCAAGCGGAGTCGTTGCAGTTATTTGTGTTGAGGAGTTAACGGTGTAGGTCACAGCAACTCCTCCAACAGTAACAGAAGATACACCAACAAAATTTGTACCGGTAATTGTTATAGGTGTTCCGCCGGTAGTAGGACCACTACTAGGATTAACATTGGTTATGGTTGGTTGAGGAACTGTATATGTAAATAGTATACTAGCAGAACCGGTTTGGGTGGTGACTACTATCGGTTGATTTCCGGCTGTACCAAGCGGAGTCGTTGCAGTTATTTGTGTTGAGGAGTTAACGGTGTAGGTCACAGCAGCAACTCCTCCAACACGAACAGAACTTACATTAACAAAATTTGTACCGGTAATTATTATAGATGTTCCGCCGGTAGTAGGACCATTATTAGGATTAACATTGGTTATGGTTGGTACAGGAATTTGGGTATACTCGAAGCCTTGAGTTATTGTTGTTTCTTGAATACCATCACCATCCGCCGGCCATGGTCCTTCGGATCTTTGAACCTTAATAGGAACCGATCCAGAACTCTGAGAAGGTGGAACAACAATTTGTAATTGATTTTCTGTTGAATTGGTTACTAAAACTTCATTTCCATTTACAAAAACTTTAGTAGTTTCATCTGAATAGTATAATCTAAGTCCTGATATTGTTACAAGATGTGAATCTGTACGAAGTCCTCTATTCGGTTGTATATTATTTATTTGAGGCGCGGGTTGATAATAAATAAATTGATTTGGTAATTGCAGAGTGGATATCGATTCTCCCAGTATATCTCTTTTTCGTCTACGCCAGAATTTATATTCTCCTTTTGTTGTAATGGCAGGAAGTTTGACTTTAAAGTAAATATCATTGTATTGTTCAAATAATCTGGAGTCTGTGCATGTTATTCCGGACTCTCCTCTTTGAATTCCAGAATAATCAAAACCGCTTTGATCATTTTTGGCATCCATATATGTTCCATAGACTTTAATAACAGGAGTTTCACCAATACCAATTCCGTACGGAGCACTCAAAGTTGTATCAGAGTCTAATTTTATTGAAGAAATAATACCATCAACTTTCCAGTTAGTCGGGAATTCATTACTTTCTATATCATTAGATTTTATTGCTGTAATCATTACACGATGATTGTGTTCAAATGGAACTCCCTCTAACTGGAATACAATTTTTGTATCATCGACAGGAGTAACTGGCTGAACAATAGAAAACGGAGAATAAATTCCCTCTATGCCGTCGGGATGTGCTGATTTTATATTGATCTTATTAACTGGATATTGTCCCATAAAATTCTGACCATAAATACACACTGTTTGATTTGGTTCAGAAGGAGTAGTTTTTAACTGGTTGTCTAACGTTTGATTGCCTACTTGAGTTGTTATACTCTGAATCATCGGACTAGTTGGATTGTATGTGAAAGTCTTGGTTTCAGTTCCATTTTCTGCACTAAATCTTAATTCTTGTTGTGTTGCTTCAGTACTTGGTGGAGTTGTTATAGTTACTAGATCGTCTGTTCTAGATGTAATTTCGACTTCCACACCTCCTATTGTAACTGTAAGAGTGCCTTGATAATTTAAATTCTGCCCACGAAGTTGTACTACGGTGCCTCCTTCTATTGGTCCGTGATCAGGAACAACTTCATCTATTACTGGCAGGGGAGGAGAATTTCCCTGATATGTAAATGGTTTACTATCTGAACCTTCGTATGTTTGAACTGTTAGTGGTTGACTTCCTTGTCCACTAGGAACAGTAGCTTTTATTTGCTGGGAAGAAATAATGTTTTGATCTAAACATTCGTGACTTCCAATTCGAACAGATTCTACCTGGTTAAAATGTTGTCCTGTTATTATTATAGAATATCCTCCATCTGCCGGTCCAGTATTGGGATCGATACTAATAATGATTGGAGGAACTGCTTGTCTATAAGACCAGCCATCATGTTCTACACGACCCTCTGCATTATCAAGTTTAATCCTGGCAGATCCTACATTTCCTCCACGAGTTTTTACCTTGACTAATCCAGTATTTTTCTCTATAATTTCTGCTTCCCGATCTTGTATAACCACCTGAATAGTAGTATCTAAATTTGTTCCATATATTTTTATTTCATCACCACCGTATCTGTGACCATTTTGTGGTATTACACTAGTTATTGTGGGCAAAGCAGGAGGATTTCCTGAATAAACAAACGAAAGACCAGTTGCAGATCCGTCCGGAGTAGTTACAGTTATCTGTTGTGGTCCACTTCCAAATGGCGTTTTTGCCTGAATTATGGTGGGATCGATTACCCGGAGATCTGTTGCCAGATTCGATCCCACTTTTACAGAATTTGCTCCAGTAAATCCTGTTCCAGTGATGGTTATATCAGTTCCTCCTAATTCTGGTCCAGTCGCGGGCTCGACAGAAGCGAGAGTAGGGGGAGGTTGAGGAGGAGGTGGAACTGGTCCTATACATTCTCTGCCGTAAGATATTCCAGTAATATTGACACAATTTTTATAATAAGGTTGAAATAGGTCTTGTTGCCATGAAGCGAATGCAATAGTAACATCTGTTGCATCTACTATTTCGTCGTTGTTTAAATCATACGATGGAGTTCTCCATGCTGCCAACAACAAAGTTAATAAACTGTCTGAAGGAAGATATAGGTTGTCTATTTTTAAATTTTGTTTTGACCAATAATCTTGTGTTATTCCTAATCCAACGCAATTCATATACCAATCTCGACCGTAACTTATTGCGGAGTAAACATTTATTCCGGGTTCTGGTTTAGGAATCACATTAAGTGGAAAATAAACTTGTATTGGATTTGCTCCATTTATTTCGAATGCTCCAGTAAATGCTGTTTCTAGTGGAATGATCAATAGTAAAGATTTACTTTCATCTGGACTTATTGTATTATCTTCTTGAATTTCAATTTTTATTGAATTCAATTCAGATTTTTTAATCTGAAATATAGAATTATTTTTCGTGTCTATAGGATAAAACGCATCCGATCCATCTGTAGTAATTCCTGAAATCGATGTTATTCCTTCTAGTGCCTGTCTTGTAACCCAGTCAACTACATTTTCATCACCATACCAACGACTTCCTGTTGCGCCTGCAGCCGCAGTCTCTCCTATTCCAATTACAAGAGCCTGTGCGGTTACACCAAATAAAGTGATACCGCCATAATCCGTGTATTTTACTCTTATATTTTTTAAATCATCTGTTAATGTGATTCCGATTGTTTCTGGAGTTCTAGTATTAATAGTTTTTAATGTAATAGTAGATTTTTTTGTAGACAATGGATCGTAATCTACATTATCAGAGAATTTAAAATAAGATGTATTGTTCGTAGAAACAACGGGACTAAATGTACATCCTGGACAAGTTGCTCCAGCTTGAACAAACCAAAATCCAGTAAATCCTATAAAAGGATTACCAGACGATAATACTACAGTTCCGTCTGTGAAATGATTCACAAAACGTAAACCAATATGATTTCCTATTTGTACAGTTATTCCTTCTAAAGCACGAAATGGTGCAGAAAATAACGAATAATGTCCAGTCCATCCAGTTACACCTGGTCCAGTTGTGCCAAAAACATTTAATCCAGAATTACCTATTGATCCTATCGGTCCAGTAGATCCAGTGGCACCAGTTGGGCCTCTTTCTCCACAAACTCCTATTATGTAATTAGGGTATATAAAACTTGATGACATATCATAATACTCTCATTAAGGTTTTATATCCTTGGCTAGAATAATTAGGTAATTGTATACCTATAACAGATTTTAACAATTGATCGGATGTTAACTGTAAACTAAATGATTGCGATTGTTGTGTCGGAAACGAATTTTCGCGTGTTGTTATGGTCCAGTCTATTTGATTATCAGCAGAGCGACAACAATTATTTAAAAATTTATATAGATCTATAGTTCGAATGTTCCATTTTTGATTTTTTATTGCCCACCACGGAGAATAAATATAAATTAAATCTCCTTGACGAGGAATATAAAATCCTATTTCTTCTGAAACAGTACCCATCCAATCCGAATATAATGGTATAATTCCGGAGTCATTTGATATATTAGGAGCCGGAAATTGCACTCCTCCTCTGCGTTTCAGAATAAAACCTGGCAAATAAAATGAGGTTAAGATGTCTGTTTTCAATTTATCTTGCAATCTTGTAGTCAATTTATTAATATCAGTTTGTTGAATTCCTTGTTGTGTGCCTTGAAAATCCCCAAAATGAGTTCTATCTGTGGCAATAGACTCAGACAATACTAGATTAGCATTAGCCCAGTTTAATACTTTAACATTATTTCCAGATAGATCTGTTTTGCTGAACCACAATCGTTTTAATTGTGCCCATCGGTCTTGAGCATCTGAATTTTGTGCATTGGCCCAATTGACATCTGATTTAATTTTACATATATGTGAAACTCCGTAATCTATAAATCTATTGAGTGGAATGTCTTGAAAAGAAGAGTATGGCGTACTCAACGAACTTCTACTGTTAGTTGTAGTAAGCAAACAATTGATACCAATTGCATCAGAATCGGTTAATGTACTTTTTTCACTAATATCACCTTTCTCTTCAGTCAATATTAAGCCACCAGATAATTCAATATAACTTCTACTAGTATAATCATCCAATAAACCAGATTCATTCAATTCATAAGGAACAGATTTTAACCAAGGAACACTAGTAGCTGGAGTATTATTTTGCTGTATTAGTTCTAGAAAAGTAGTTAACCAGTCTTGAGCAAATCCTAATCTGTTTCCGTGAAATGAAACTTGTTTAAACTCTCCAAGTCTTATTTCATTTGATCCTTCTGGAGAGGCTAAATCGTCTACTGTTCCTCCTACTGCATAACCAATATAGTTGATAAGATATCCACTAAATGTGACTCCTCCCATTTCGTGTGGATATTGATAAAATATTGGTTTAATTATATGTCCAGCGTCATTTGGTGCCTGATTTTGTAATTGCCCTCCTGTAGAGGCAGAAAGAAACCATATATCATTTCCTCCTGCACCGCCTGCTCCCATTGAATTTAAAATACTATTGGGTACATTGACAGAACCGTGAGTTACTATTATAGCAGTTGCACCCGCAATACTTTCCACAATACCAAATACTTCAGAAGAAACAGAAGCATTTGCTTGAGATTTTGCCCAGGTAGTTCCGGTGACGTCATAATAAACAACGTTACCCAGTGTTAGTCCTGGATTAGTAGATATTTCCGCAATCGTTCTGGATGCAGACTTGGTATAATTAGATAATGCTGTATTTTGTTGTTCTTGTTGTTGAAGAACAATGCCTCCGAGTGTTGCTCCAATGTTTAGAAATACAGGTTTAATTACGGTTCCGTCACTTGTGGGCCTTGTATCAGTCAATGTACCATCGGAGTTTAAATAAAACAGAGTATTATCTGCTAATCCTGTATTTTTTATTCGACCCGAGACTGTTACAGTATAAGAATCGTTTCCTGATATACCGCTTATAAATCCAACGAATTTTCTGGCAGAAGCTGCATCAGAACTTGTTACTTTTCCCAATTCAGTACCACTTATACCAATAGGCGAATTAAGTGTTAGTCCACCAGGAACACTGCCTGATACAACAATATTAGATGAACCACTCAATCCTATTATTGTATTCAGGGTGGTTATATTATTGATTCCTAGTGTCACTCCTCCACTAGATCCAGGTCCTGAAATTATAATACTGCCGTCAGATGCAATGGTTCCAATTTTTAAATCATTAATTCTGTCAATAACTTGATTGTTTCTTTGAAATAATGTCTGAAACGTATTAGTGGACTGAAGTTTAGTTAGATCGGGAAATGGCATATTATTTTATTTATAATGTTGTTATTAATAGATTATTTAAATAATATACTTTGCCTGGACTTATTCCAAATATGTCTCTTCTCAGAATTATTGGAGATTCGTTTTGTACTAGATTAGATACTAAATTACCAGTAAAGTTTAATTGAAATCTGTCAGCTCCAGAACTGACAGAAGAATCAGAATATCCGTTAGAATTATCGTTTAATGTAGAATCTTCTGCAGCAGTTACATATTTTCTTTCTATATTTAATCCTACTACTCCGCCCTGAGGAAATGCACCTGTAAGAGAACGATTTTTATTATTGTATATCCAAAATTTTAATCCACTGGAGTCGTCTACAAGATACCAACCAGTTGTCATTGTAACACTTCCAGAAGATATTTCGATCATGTCAGGATGTAAAGGAACTGCTCCCATCCAAGACGGGCCTCTTATGGGTTGTGTAGTATCTCCAGGAATCATTTGTCCAATTTTAAACCAATTTTTAAGTAAAATATTATATAGAGTTAAATTTTTATAGTAATTTTCTTGAACTTCATTTAATTCTGAAGCTTGAAGTGGATATCCTGGTTTAAACCCATGTAGTACATAATTTTTAGAATCAGTGTTGGGATCAAATTCGTTTACACCCGTTCTGGAATTATACGGAAATGATGAAAGTGGTGTATTGATTGAGAAGGGCGATTTTTCCATATTTGTATTTATCTCATTAGTATTTCAGTTTGACTTACGGGTTTATTAAATATTAGATTTAAATATTCTCTACCAAATGTAAGACCACTAGTAGAATACGGATATATTTTTAAACTAGTAGGACACAATTCGGCTATTGTTTCCGGGGTAAACGAATCTGCTTCTACCAATCCGTAAAAATTGGTGTTGGGAGAATGTGAGTCTATCTGTGCGTTTACTATTCGAATAACACTATCGGTACCTATTGAATTTATAGAAGCTGCATCAAAAATAGAATTCAGATTAGTGAAAGTTAATGATGGTGATGTTCCAGTTAAATGAATTGCATTTTCTATTGTTGTTCTTTTTGTTGAATCCGATATACCAGTTAAACTAACTCGTAGTTGTTCTGGTACATATCCGTATCCAGAACCAGTCAAGCGTATTCCTATGATTTTATTTTTATTACTGATTGGTGTAGTAATAAAAGATGCACTGGCATCAGTTCCTCCGGGAATTGTTATAGGAAGTTCTGAATTAGTTAATAACAAATATTCAGAAGACACTCCTTCTATTTGTGTCAGACTTATTTGAGCAGACAATATTGCACCCGCTGAAAGACCAGAAGATTTTCCAATTTCATAACATTGTGCCTCAAAATTTAAATCAGAATCTATTTTTTTTCCTGTTATATAATTTTCTAAAAAATCTTGAGTAGATTTTATCAGTATTGTTCCGTCTGGTGTAACTCCAGTCGAATAAAAAATTGTTGTTAATAAATCAGTCTTTGTTGTCTCTTCTGCAATATTCAAACAAATAGAACAAGACAATCCAGTTTGATGTATCAGACTTGCAGAAGTTTTATCAGAATTCATTAAATAAATTGCACACGTTCCAGTTATTCCTGCAGTTAGTCCGCAATCGATATCATCTGTTTCTCTGTTTATTACTAAATTTTTTAGACCGTATGTACTTGGAGCAGGAATCGTATTACTGTTGACCATATTCTGTACATTTGCTGTAATTTTGTACAAATATAACCAAGAATACCCGTCTGGATACTGAACGATGCCTGAAGTATGAATCGGAACATATCTGGAAGAATTTGATATATTTTTTATATTTTTATCGTTATTGCTTATACACAAATACACCTTTTCGTTGTGAAACACATAAGATTCTTGAGAATTTGATTTGGAATACGGAACATATTGTCCTCCTCTGATCCAATTTTTTCTATTTATTCCTAAGCTAATATTAGAAGTAGGAATACTAAATAACTGTAAATTTGTAGATTGCAACACTTGACTGTAACTCAGTTGGGAACCTGTCGCCCCTGCAGTATATCCAGTTATTAGAAAAAATTTATTCATTAGGGGCACTCTATTGGTATTTGACTGTTTGGATTAACGCCATTATTTATACGACATAAACTAAACATGTTTTCTATAGGAATATCAAAAAATGAATTATAATCGGTCATTTCGTTTGCCCAATTTGGAAAAAAATAAGAAGGAACTCCTCCAAAATCACCACTCAAATTACATCCCTCAGTATAAGTTAATCCGGTTGCATAGGTATTTCCCATAACATAAGGTGAATACTGTTGCAATCGAGGAAACTCACATATTTGAGTTTGTATTGCGGTGGAACCAGGCGGTTGAAACTGATTTATTTCTAATTCAAATATACAGTTTGTTCCGGCTGGATGATTTGAACGAAGATAAAGACCTTTATAATTTTCTTGAGATATTCCTACAGTAAGAATATACGAATAGTCAGTAAAAACTTCTCCGTCTTGAAATCTGCTGTAATTCAGTTTAGATCCGATTATTTCATTGGCAACACTTTCTGGATCTAGTAAACGATCTGCAGTTACTGCATTAAATTGAAATCTAGAGTCTTGAAATGCACCTCCATTCAATCTCAGTATTTGTTTTTTTGGATATTTTAGTGAAAGTTCTGATGACGGAACAGAAAATATTTTTTCAAAAAATATTTTTAGGGCCTCTGCTGTTCCTTTTTTCAAATAAAATCTAGTTTTTATATATTTAACAAAAGATCCCAAAGAAACTGCAGTTATATTATTTCCATTTTTGTCTTTTAATTGTTCTTTATCATCGTATTCTGGAAAATATGTAGAGTATAATCTTTTAAGATATTTTGCTTTAGTTTTTTCTATATCTATTACACTAAGAAATTTATCTTCTAACAAATAACCTGATCCTGCACCACACTCTAAGTCACAATACAACCAATCATAATATTTTTGCACAAAATCAAATACAGTTAGTTCATTTCCTCCTCGTTCTTCTTTTTCGATAAGAATCCAGAGGGGTATTTGCTTGGATATATCAAAATTAGTTATACAACATTCTGTTCCTGATATGGTACTGTCTTCATCATTTGCACTACTCGCATTTGGTATTAATATATCAAATATTTCCGCTAAAATCGCTTCAGGCGGAATATCATTACTTTGTTCTTGCGATGAAATGTATGGAAAAAAGCTCATGTCAGATTAAGAGTCATTTTACTCATTGTTGTTCTGATTTTATTAATATTAGGATTGAAAGATTTTAATTTTAATCTAACGGCCAAATGTTCTTTAAATATTTTCTTTATTTGAATAATTCGATTTTGTAGTATTTGACCAACAGGGAAATCAACAATAGGATCTCCATCCTCATTTACAGCAATTAAGCTTAAACCATCCCAGGATAATCGTATTTGTTGTCCAGTAATTGATTCAAACTGAGTAGAAATTATTTCATCTCGTCGATTTGCACTGCGTGACACAGTATTGTATAGATCTATTGTATTTAATGGTTTATCTTGTAAAGTAAACTCATATGTCGTATTAATGTGTTCCAGATTCTGTACTATAGGAAATTTTTCTAAAATACTATTTCTCCAATCTTCCCAGTTAAACTCCAAATTAAAAGAATATTTATTTGAATATGTACTGTATTCTTGTCTAAAAGATTCTAGTATTTTTGTTCTCCAATATTGTTTAGTTCTTTGAGATAAAGTTGTGGGAAATATTGTTTCAACATTCAAAGTTACATCGAGTGTTTGAGGAATAATATATTCCGGAATAACAGTAATCATATTTTTTTCTCTGAGAAATTCTATTATTTCTCTAGGATTTCCTATTCCTCCGGAAAAAGATACAAAAACTCTACCATACTTAGGCGGTATCATTTCATCTCCACCGTATATAGCAATTTCGTTTAGATTTGTAATGTATCCTGATTTCAATAATAATGCAGCATAATCAGAACTGGTTACTGCACGTTCTTGTGCAGAAAAAACTTTTGGTGCAAGAAATCTTATTAAATTTAAATCAGGACCATCAGATCCACCGGATGTAGTCAGAGCATTCTGTATTTGAAAAACAGGATCTGTCCAATCAAATAAATCGTTTGCTGCAGAACCACTTGTAATTAAATAACTTATTCTTACTTGATCTGTTGCTTTTATCGATCTTCCAAGGTTGTTATCTTTTCCAAAATCTATTACGAAAGTATCATCTAATCTGTCTATGAAAAAAATATTACTGTCGTTGTTTGGAAAAAAATTCACATTGGTCCATTCTTCCCAGTATGGTACGTTTTGTGGTTTTACTTCTATTCGTATAGTAGATAAATCTACATCACTGTCATTTATTAAAAATTTTTGTTTTGTTAAATCTATTTGTGTAGTAATATCTTGTTCTATTACAATTTGTTTTGCTTCCACTACAGTGACGTCTGCAGCTCTTCCTTGGATCAAAGATACCGGATTAATATTATAAAATGTAAAATAATTTCCATCAGACGTCGAAACTATGAATTGTCGGTATCTAGGAATATCTAGACTTTGTAAAGCTGGATCTGGTGTATAAATTATTAGTTTAGAACTGGCTGATTTTTTTCCGGGTACAGTATATCCTAATGGCTTCAGTAAAGAAATGATGGAAGTAGGTCGTCGTGCAGTATCTAAAAATGCCTCGTTTGCAATCATATTAGAATAGAAGGCATAATAATACGTATTATAAGCCAGTAAATCTATAACTGTTTGAATAACGGTTCCTTCAAAATTAAATCCATTAAAAACAGTTTGATTTTTTAAAAAATCAGTTAACGAAGATTTAATTTCAGCGAAGTTAAGTTTAGTCAGATTGGGAGGAGTTTGGGTCATAGAGTTATTATTATTGTTACTGTTTCATCTGAATTTATTAATTTCATACCAAGAGTAATAAATAAATTCCTTTTTTGATTTTTTATTTTTTCTTCTAAACTTACTTTTAAACTTTGAGCATCTACTCTTGGTTCGTTTTTTACTATGGCAGGATATATTAGGTTTATTATTTCATATTCTAAAATTTCTAATTTTTCTGTTGAAAACAGACTGTCATAAATTCGAGTTCCAAAGGATGTATTAAATGGTCTTTCTCTATTTTTAGTTAAAATAATATTTTTTATACTAGCTCGTATTGTATTTTTATCTAACACTACATTGAAATCATTGGTATATCTATTTTTTGTTAAAAAAATAGGTAAATCGGTGTATTTTGGATTATTAAGTAATGGCATTAACTTATTTCTTCCCAGTCATTCAAATATATAGGTTCCCATCCCATTTCTGAAGATTGGAAATTTATATTATTCGTATCTCTGATCAAAGTTACAGTTGTTCCCGATTCTGCATATGGACTAAATTGGTGAGTAATAGAAGCCACCATCCAGTTTCCACTATTTTTAAGTGGATTTTCATATTTAATATTATCTTTTTGTATTATATTTACTATGTCTCCCAGCTTAAGATCTCTTGTTGTTTTGCTTAAATTTATTTTGATAATATTATCTGTAAGTTGGCCCACCTGTGCTGCTCTATGAAGTGGGGTATAATGAGGAGTATCCCAAAAGGTGGCATATGTTCTGGTTGCTGCCAGATAATCTGCAAAAGAAACTCCTTGTTCTGGACAATTACAACTACATGGATGCTTGGGATCAGACCATATACATCCTAAATATTGAGGTCCTAAAACTTTTTCTATTTTTTCGCATTCGTTTGTTTCCAGATAGGCCTTATACAAGTCTAGATAAGACGGCTCAGGTTCTGTGGGTTTTGCAGATTGTGCAGGACAATTTTGATGTATATCTGTGTCTGGACCTCGTTTTGGTCGGGTTGTAGGAGACCACGAACACCAGTCTAAATCCAAACTCTTGCAAGACATGCCATCGCCTGGACCGAAAACAACAAACTGTGCTGCCCAATTAGAGTCAAAAAGATCGTAGTTTGGTTCATTTACCGGAGGTTCAACCAGTCCGTATTCACTTTCTCCACTGAGATCCCATTTCCATACGTCTTTGGGGTCTAAGTCTTGGTTTGGATCTGGATCTGGA